ATAGAAAACGACGACCGTGCTTCAATGTATTCTGTAATGGATTTGTACCATGGTATACATAAAGTTATTGGTATACCTATTGTCTTCGATTATCACCACCACAAGTTTTGCACTGGGGACTTATCCGAAGAAGCTGCACTACACTTAGCATCTAAAACCTGGCCAGATGGTATCAAGCAATGTGTACACTACTCAGAATCTAAAGCCTTGCACGAAAATAATCCAAAAATAAAGCCGCAAGCTCACTCAGACTATATCCACGATAAAATTAACTCGTGGGGGCTACCACTAGACATCATGGTGGAATCCAAAGCAAAAGAATTATCTATTCAAGATTATGTGGCAAATTTTGAAAACTAACCAACAAATAATTTTTTATTTAAAAAGTTATGTCTTATATTTACATGTCTATTAACAATTAAAAGGAGAACTCAATGGCAATTGATCTAAATGCAATCCGCAGCAAGCTGAACAAGCTTCAAACAACTAACCAGAGAACATCGAATCTTTGGAAACCAGAACCTGGTAAAAACCAGCTACGAATAGTGCCTTACCAGCATAATAAAGATAACCCATTTATGGAACTATACTTCCACTATGATTTGGGTAAGCGTAACTATCTATCACCACTTACTTTTGGCGAACCAGATCCAGTACTAGAATTTGCAGAACAACTAAAATCTTCAGGTAACTCTGACGACTGGAAGCTAGGAAAAAAGCTAGAGCCTAAAATGCGTACATACCTACCTGTATTAGTGCGTGGAAAGGAATCAGAAGGCGTTAAAATGTGGGGATTTGGAAAACAAGTCTACCAAGAGCTATTAACATTTATTGCTGACCCTGACTATGGTGACATCACAGACCCATCATCAGGTCGTGACTTAGTTATTACTTATACTCCTCCAGAAGGAAGTGAAAGATATCCAAAAACAACTATTATGGTTAAGCCTAATGTTACACCTGCAACAGAAGATAAAAATGTTGCTGAAATGGTAATGAATGGTCAAACTGATATCTTTGATATTTACAAAAAGTGTACGTATGACGACTTAAAAGCTGCTCTAGCGACTTGGCTTAATGGTGGCGAAGAAGGTGCTGCTCCTGCAGCAACGGAAACATCTGCAAGTCCATTTAAGGACACATCAGCAGATGCTCCAGCCAGTGTCAAAAAGACAGACAACATTTCCGCTGCATTTGACGACTTATTTAGTAGCTAAGATCATACATGTCTAAAGCTCAAAAAACCGATGACTTAGCTAATTCATTAGCTGACTCTCTAAACAAAAAGTTTAAGTCTTTTAAAGTTGCGTACTTTTTAGATGGTTCGGAGGAAACTCCTACTGATCTAGAGGAATGGATTAGCACAGGTTCAAGTATATTGGACCTTGCTATTTCCAACCGCAAAAATGGAGGCTTACCTGTAGGACGAATAACAGAATTGACGGGCTTAGAAGCTAGTGGGAAATCCCTGCTAGCTGCCCATCTTCTGGCCAATACCCAAAAACAAGGTGGACTGGCAGTTTATATTGATACTGAAAATGCAATGAATGAAGACTTTGCAAAGTGTATTGGTATCGACGTATCTAAGATGTTGTATATCCAATTGGAAACAGTTGAAGATATATTTGAAGTCATTGAAAACATTATTACTAAAGTCCGAGAATCTGACAAAGACCGATTGGTTTCTATTGTTGTAGATTCAGTAGCTGCTGCCACTACCAAAGTAGAGCAGGCCGACGATTTCGATCAAACTGGTTGGGCAACTCAAAAAGCTATTATTCTTTCAAAAGCAATGCGAAAAATAACTCAAATGATTGGCCGTCAAAGAATATGTTTGGTGTTTACAAATCAATTAAGAGTTAAGTTAGGTGCTATGTTTGGAGATCCTTACACTACATCAGGTGGTAAAGCCATTGGCTTCCATGCAAGTTGTAGGCTAAGACTAAAAGCTGCAGGTCAGATAAAAGTCAAAGTTAATGGTAAAGACCAAGTCGTTGGAATCAAAACAAAAGCCCAAGTAGTTAAAAATAGAATGGGTCCACCACTACGAACAGCAGAATTTAATATCCTATTTGACAGTGGTATTGATGACTATGGTTCTTGGCTACAAATGATGAAAGATGCAAAATTAGTATCACAAGCTGGAGCTTGGTATACCTATACTGATGAACTAACTGGAGAAGTTATTAAGTTTCAATCCAAAGAGTTCGAATCTAAGATATTAAATGACCCTGATAGGAAAGACCGACTATACAATCAAATTTGCGATTCTATGATTATGGATTACAAGACTGATGCTATAGGTATTGATGACATTGAAATAGGCAATGACGATGTCCCACAAGGTTAAATATCTAGACATTCTAGCCAATCTAAAGGAGGATTCCACCCCACGGGGGCTTAACGATCGTGTACTGTTAATAGATGGACTTAATACGTTTATTAGATCATACACATGTAATCCAGCAACTAACGAAGATGGAATACATATCGGCGGCATAACTGGATTCCTCCTTTCAATTGGGTATGCTATAAGGCATATCAAGCCAACTAGAGTTATAATTTGTTTTGATGGCAAAGGCGGATCTGCTAGACGTAAAAAGCTATTTCCAAACTACAAAGCCCAAAGAACCGTCAATAACCGCTTAACCCGAATAAATTCTAATTCGAGTGTCGAAGACGAACGCGTTTCTATGGGCCAACAAATACACAGGCTAACAGAGTATTTAGAACATCTTCCGGTAACTGTAATGGCTACTGAAAAAATAGAAGCTGATGATGCTATAGCATACATAGCCAAACAGGTCCTACCAGACAGCCAACACTTTATTATGTCTACGGACACGGACTTTTTACAACTTATAAATGATAAGATAGCAGTTTGGTCTCCAACAGCAAAGAAGTTTTATTTTAAGCAAGATATGAAAGATCGGTTTAAGCTAAGGCCTGAAAACTATATTTTATATAAGTCTCTAACTGGCGACAAGTCCGATAACATACCAGGCATTAAAGGCCTTGGGCAAAAAACCCTAGAAAAACGTCTTCCAATGTTATTTGGAGATACTATTGTTTCAATGGATGATGTAATAAAAGATGCCAAGCAAAGAAAAGACGAAGCTAAAGTGCTAGATGCTATAGCAACTTCTGAAAAGCTTTTAGATCTAAATTTCCAATTGATGCAGCTACATGAAGTTGATATATCTGGGGTGGCTAAAGAATCCATTCGAAATATCGTAACGCAGCCAACAGCTCGCTTGGCTCCATCCGAATTTTTAAAATACTTGCAAGTCGATAAGATGAGAATAGTAAACAACCCAGAGTTTTGGCTTCGGGATTCCTTTATTTACCTTGACACTATGGCAAGTTTAAAACTATAAGATATACATGACCGATAGAATTTCCGATTGGGGATACAACTTTCAAATAAAGTTAATTTCCTCCCTTTTCACCGACCGCCTATTTCTACAACAAATTTCTGACATACTCGATGTTAAGTTCTTCGAGTCGGAGGCAAATCAGTTTATAATTGGCACAATAATGGAATACTTCCAAGAGTATAAAGATGCTCCGACTATGGAAGTAATGAAAGTCCAGTTAGGGGAAGTCGAAAATGCTTTATTGGTTGAAACAATTAAATCTCATTTAAAGGATATCTACAAACAATTCGAAGCAACTGATCTTGAATTTGTTAAGGCTAAAGCCCTAGACTTTTGCAAAAATCAAGCACTAAAAAAAGCCATAGTTGAGTCTGTAGATCTACTACAGCATGGCGAGTTCGATGAAATTAAAGTTAAGATTGACGACGCAATGAAAGCAGGGGTAGAAAAAAACCTGGGGCACGATTATAATACAGAAATAGCTTTAAGGTATGAAGAGTCTGTAAGAAATACTGTTACTACCGGTTGGAGTGTTATTGATGACTTAGCTGATGGTGGGCTTGGCAGTGGAGAGCTAGGAGTTATAGTAGCACCAGCTGGTATTGGAAAATCTTGGGCATTAGTTAATATAGGAGCAAATGCTGTTAAAGCGGGCCTTAATGTAGTCCATTATACTTTAGAGTTAAATGAACACTATGTTGGTCTAAGATATGATTCGGTATTCACAGGAATAGCCGCTCAAGACCTACGCTTTCACCAAGAAAAAGTTACTAAAATGATTGGGGAACTACCTGGCCAATTAACAATTAAATACTACCCAACAAAAGGTGCTGGAGTTAACGCTTTAGGTGCTCACCTAGAAAGATGCAGAATTAACGATAAAAAACCAGATCTAATAATAGTAGACTATGCAGACCTACTAAAAGGTCAAGGCAAAGAAAAACGATTTGAGATTGGAAATATTTACGAAGATCTTAGAGGTATGGCTGGCGAATACCAAATACCTATTTGGACGGCATCCCAGGCCAATAGATCTGCACTACAAGAAGATGTAATCCAAGCAGATAAAATTGCAGAAGATTATTCAAAAATTATGACGGCCGACTTTGTAGCATCCCTATCTCGTAAAATTGAAGATAAGGTTGCAGGAACAGGTAGATGGCACGTCATTAAAAATAGGTTTGGCCCAGATGGTATAACCCTACCAAGCAAAATAAATGCTTCGAATGGAATGATAGAAATATTCGAAGCTAGCACATTGCAAGGCCAAGAGACCCAACAACAAATAAATGGCAGTAGCGAATTTATGAGAAAAATGTTGGCTCAAAAATTTACAGAATTAAACCAAGCACAACCAAAGTAATATACACATATGTGGATATTTATTACTACACCAATTTACTAGAGGAAATATAGTTTATGAATATATCGAATAAGATCCTGTCTGATTTGACAGTGCATATGAAATATGCAAAATACACACCCGATGAAAATAGAAGGGAAACATGGGAAGAGCTAGTAGATCGCAATAAAGCTATGCATATAAAAAAATTCCCTAACTTGGCTAAGGAAATAGAAGAATGCTACAAATTTGTATATTCTAAAAAAGTATTGCCATCTATGCGAAGCTTACAATTCGGAGGTCGTCCGATAGAGATTTCTCCTAATAGACTTTATAATTGCAGCTATCTACCTATAGATCACATTGACTCTTTTAGTGAAACAATGTTTTTATTGCTTAGCGGCTGTGGAGTTGGCTATAGTGTGCAAAATCACCACGTAGATCAATTACCCCACGTTTTAAAGCCATTCCCAAAACGGGAACGAAGGTTTGTAATAGGGGATTCTATAGAAGGATGGGCAGATGCTATTAAGGTACTTATGAAGTCATTCCTAGGAAACAAAAGAGGATCCAGGATTAAATTTGACTATTCAGATATCAGACCTAAAGGTGCAATGCTAGTAACATCAGGTGGTAAAGCCCCAGGACCCCAGCCACTAAAAGAGTGTATTTTAAAAATCGAGGGTATTCTTGAAGCTAAGTTAGAAGGCGACAGATTATCAACACTAGAAGTACATGATATTGTTTGCTATATTGCAGACGCAGTACTAGCTGGTGGTATTCGAAGAGCAGCTCTTATTAGTCTATTTACAGCTACAGATGAAAAAATGATTTCTTGTAAATCTGGAAATTGGTGGGAACTAAATGCCCAACGAGGTCGGGCAAACAATTCGGCAGTCTTAATGCGTCATAAAATAACAAAAGAATTTTTTATGGACTTATGGAAGCGTGTAGAGTTATCTGGAGCTGGCGAACCAGGAATTTACTTGTCAAATGATAAAGACTGGGGAACTAATCCTTGTTGCGAAATTGCTCTTCGGCCTTATCAGTTTTGTAACCTATGCGAAGTAAATGTATCTAATATAGAATCCCAAGAAGATTTTAACGAAAGAGTTAAGGTAGCTTCATTTATCGGAACTATTCAAGCTTCATATACAGACTTTCACTACCTTAGAGAAATTTGGAAAGAGACCACAGAAAAAGATGCTTTGGTTGGGGTTTCAATGACTGGTATTGGCTCTGGTGAAGTATTAAAGTATGACCTTAAAAAAGCTTCAAGCATAGCAAAAAGGGAAAATACTAGAATGGCTAAAATATTAGGTATCAACCCAGCAGCAAGAATAACTACAGTAAAACCTGCAGGAACAACATCATTAGTGTTGGGAACATCTTCTGGAATTCATGCATGGCACAATACATACTATATCCGAAGACTTCGTGTTGGTAAAAACGAAGCTATCTATGGATATTTAATGGAGTACCATCCGGAATTAGTTGAAGATGACTATTTTAGAGCCCATGATACTGCAGTTATTAGCATACCTCAGAAAGCTCCAAGAGGAGCAATACTTCGTACAGAAAAACCTCTCGATCTACTAGAAAGAATTAAAAAGGTAGCTACGGAATGGGTTAAACCTGGCCATAGAAATGGATCTAATACCCACAATGTATCTGCAACAGTTTCTCTTAAAGAAAAGGACTGGACTCCAGTTGGAGAGTGGATGTGGGAAAATAGAGAATCTTATAATGGATTATCAGTACTACCTCATGATGGAGGAACATACGTTCAGGCCCCATTTGAAGATATAACTAAAGCCCAGTATGAGGCTATGATAGAATCTTTAAATTCTATAGATCTCACCCGTGTAGTAGAAATGGAAGATAATACAGACCTATCAGGGGAATTAGCTTGTAGTGGCGGAAGCTGCACAGTAGAAGCTTTATGAGACCTGACGACTGGATATCAAGAATATATTACGGGCTATTGTGAAATACCCTGTGATATATTTTTTATATCGCCAATAGTTTCGTATATTTGTAGTATACAATAAATAAAAGTTATAAATGTTAAGATTGATTGAAGGGGCTAGAAACTCCGGTAAGACATATTTGCTTCAATGGGCTAATATCGAGCCCTATAAATTCCCATTCCCATTCTGGTATGGCAAACTTAAGCTCAGTAATAATGATGTAGGAACCCATCACTTTGCTATTAGTAAAGAAATAATGTTACATCACTTAAACAGGGATGGACACATTAAAAAAGAATTGTTTATAGACCGGGGAATACTTACAGTTTTAGTTTGGGGGGTTTTAGAAAACCGCATAACCATGGACGAAGCTGTCAAGCAGTTATGGACTTTTGCAAATGAAGGTTTATTTGATGAAACTGAAGTAATATATATAAAGGGTGAAAATCCTAGAGAGCGTGGTGCAAAAGATGTTTGGGATAATTCAGACAAAGCAAAAGAGGCATTATTATATGAAGAACTACTAACTGAGCTTCATGAAGCACTTCCAAATTTAAAAATAACCAGATTCCAGAATGGATTTGATATGATGTCAGCAGTTGAATTCAGGGAATCAGTAATCAAAGGTCTAGACTTATAATATGTGTGGAATATCAGTATCAGGAGGTCGAGATAGAACTCACCTTATAAGCCATCGAGGCACCGAACACAAGACTATAATGGTTGATCATATTCGATTGTCACACCATAGGCTACCAATACAAACCGTAGACAATGACGAATGGGCAATGCCATATGAATATGCACCAGATTTATATTTGCTATTCAACGGTGAAATCTTTAATTATGACCAGAAGCGATATGGCTCAGACACAGAATATCTGGTAGATTTCTTTGCAACTATCGGGTCTATTGATCTAGAAAAGATTTCTATACATAAAGAGACTATTTCTAACTGGGATGGATTTTGGTCTATAGTTCTATATGATGCCAGAACTAAAATGCTTACGACTATGAATGACCCCCTCGGCAAAAAGCAGTTGTATGTAAATACCCATGGCGAGGTCTGTTCAGAGATTGAACCTTTAATCTTACCATATGATACTATAGACGATTCATATATTGGAGCAATCCATAAGTTTGGGTATAACCATGACAACAGAACCCCATGGAATGGCATTAAAAGATTAGATCCCAAATACTGGCACAATTATAGATTCGGGCAACCTCGATATATGAGAACTGCAGAAAATTGGACCCTACTAAATGAGCCACCATCTGGAAGCCTAAAAGAAATTCTAGTTGAGTCTGTTAAACGAAGGTTACTATCTAAAAATTACCCAATATCAGTTTTACTATCTGGGGGTTTGGACTCAACAATTATAACGTCAATACTCGAAGAGCTAAAAGCTGATGTTACATACTACACCATTTCAAATGGAGAGGATGAGTATGTGAGTCTATGTGAAGCCCATTGGGGGATAAAGGTCGAAAGGCTAACGTATGATCTTAAAGACGATTCTAAGCTGACTGAAATATATTGCAAGTGGAATGAAACTCCAATTGACCTAGGATCTGTGATTCCTCAATACCACCTATTCGAAGCAGTTGCTAAAACTGGACATAGAATAGTTATATCAGGAGATGGCGCTGATGAGCTATTTGGAGGTTACCGCAGAATAGATGAGTATGATTCCCAAGGATCGGACATCTTTGACGAATT